CAGCCGCTGAGGCTGATGTTGATACAGATATCGAAGCGACAGCTACAGACGATGTTACACCACCAGATGCAGCGGTTTAAGTTGTTTAAACTCCGACCTCCCAGACCAAAACTAACTTTGACCCACTATCTAAGATCTGAATAAGAGTACCGGTACCAACGGTCGTATTAATAAATTCGGTAAAGTATTCTGTTGTCATACCGCCAGTAACCGCCGGAACTATAGTTGTTGCATAAGCCATGTAACTATTTATTCATATAAATGTTATTTTTATATATTTTTTTAATACAATATACTACCTGACTAAATATATACATGGCTGATGTATGTAAGGATAATGCTTGTGAAATAACACCACTATCTGCTTTTTTATCTACCAATCTTAATAATAAGATTGAGACGTATGGTAGGTTAGGTGATAGAGTTAAGAGAGGTTTAGGTTATCCGCTTGTATCTCTAGAAATACATCCTGACCAACTGAATGAAAATATTCAGATTGCTGTCGAGTACTTTACAAAGTATGCAGGTTATACAAAGGAGTTTTTAATATTTGACTCCAATCTTTATGAAAGGGGTAAAGGTGTAAGGTTAGACCTCCTTTATACTTTAGCAAACTCTAACTTAGATACAGCGGCTAAAAAGGTAAAGGGTGAAAATCCTATCGGGCCAGGTCCAGAGTATTATGCCGATACACCAGAAACAATATTTGTCGCGACATCGTCTATAGACAGTTCTTTCTTTACTACATCATCAGCACTATCTTCACAACTTAAGGAAGGTATAGAAAGCTTCGAGATTGTAGATAAAGATTTATATAGCACCATTACAACATTCAATTCTTCACTATCAGATTCTTTTAGAGAAAATACGAGAAAAACACTCACACTTGAAGGTCAAAATGATGACGCTACCACATATCAAGTAATGTATGATTATGATGTTATGGATTATAGAAGAGTTGTTGAGGTGACGGATTTTGAAGAAGGGTCATCTAACGGTGTTAATACTTTGTTTACTTTAGAGCAAACTCTAGCACAACAAACTTACTTCTCTTATGCAATGGGTAACTTTGGGTTCGATCTCGTATCATGGTATACAATGAAGGAGTTTATAGATACGAGGGAGAAGATGCTCGCCTTAAGAAAGGATATAAAGTTTGACCCTCGTACACAATATATGCAACTGTATCCGCAGCCAAAGAATAGATACTATGGTGTTGTTTCTTGCGTTGTAGAGAGACCGATAAGAGATGTTATCAAAGAACAGTGGGTATATGAATACGTTACCGCATTATCTATGATAACGATTGGTATGGTAAGAGGTAAGTTCTCTGGCGTTAGTTTAATTGGCGGTGGTTCACTTAACTATGAGCTCCTTAACGAAGGTTATCAACGTAAGAAGGACTTAGAAGAAAAATTACTTACTGGAGCCTCACCTGGCTTCGGTGACGCTGATCCTGTTGACTTTATTGTAGGTTAATGTCATCAAAAAGATACAGACAGGGTATATTTAAACCAAAAAACCATACAAAGTTTATTGGAGATAAGGCTGTATATAGATCTGGCCTAGAACTAAAGTTTTTTAGGTTTTGTGATGATAATAACAATGTATTAAAGTGGTCTAGTGAGGATATTGTAGTTCCGTACATAAGCCCAGTAGATGGTCGCATGCATAGATACTTCGTTGATAATTTTATTGTTATTAAAGAGGGTGATGTAGTTAAAAAATATCTCGTTGAAATCAAGCCATATAGGCAGACTAAACCACCGGCAACAAAATATAAAAAACGCCAACATTTATTATATGAGCAAAAGCAGTGGGCTGTAAACACGAGTAAATGGAAGAGTGCTCGACAGTATGCAAAGAAACAAGGTTGGGAGTTTATACTGATTACAGAAAAAGACCTTAAATAACGAGTTTTTTAAGGAACCCGGACTAAATAATTGTATGGCTTTGAAACTTAACCTAGTTTGTGAAAATCCAGACTCTATAGAAGAGTTTGAAATTATAGAAGAAGAGACTAATAAAGATTCACCTTCTAACCTTTATATTAAAGGTCCTTATATGATGGCAGAAGGTGTTAATAAAAATAACAGACTTTACCCTCTTAACGAGCTTGAGAGGGAAGTACAACGTTATAATGAAGAGATGATACAGCCAGGTAGAGCAATGGGAGAGCTTAATCACCCATCATCAGCTGATGTTGATCTAGAAAGAGCATGCCATATGATTACTGAACTCTCGCAAGACGGTAATGTTTTTTATGGTAAGTCTAAAGTATTAACTACACCATGTGGGCAAATTGTTAGATCACTTATTAATGATGGTGTAAAGGTTGGTATGTCATCAAGAGCTCTTGGTACTCTAGAAGAAGGCTCAACACATAACACAGTAAAGAACCTTAAGCTGGTTGCTGTTGATTGTGTTGCTGATCCATCTTACCCAAGTGCCTTTGTTAATGGTATTCTTGAATCAAAGCAGTGGGTGCTAGCAGATGACGGAAAATATGAAGAGATATATGATAGTTTTGAGAAATCTATTTCCAAGCTACCGAGTAAAGAGATCGATAAGTATCTTTTAGAAAGAATTATGTCGTTTATTAACCAACTGTAGTATAAATAAATAATATGTCAGAAGATACGAAAAAAGCAGAGATTAATACAAAGCAACAGATAAATAAATTTATCTCAAGTGTTTCTGATAAAAATTATGCCTCTGCACATAAATATTTACAAAGCGTCATTGAGGATAAGGTATTAACCCGTATTAACAAGGCGACTGAAAAACCACTTTTCTAATTATGAGCAAAGACAACCTATTACCAGAAAGCGTTAAAGAAGTACTTACTGAAGAGTCAGTACTATCTATCGAAGAAGCAATTAAAGATAAACTTACCTTATCTGTTGAAGCGGCACTTACATCACAAGATGAGCTTTACTCAGAGAAGTTACAAGAGCTTATCCAAGCTATCGACAAAGACCATACTACTAAGCTTAAGCGAATCGTAGAAGCAGTTGATAAAAACAACGCTAAGAAGCTGATCACAGTTATTAAGAAGTATGAGGGTGAGGTTAATAACGATGCAAGTAAATTCAAAAACACACTTGTTGAGTCTATTTCGGATTATATTGAAGAGTATATCCAAGAAGCAGTTCCAACTGAAGCCATTTTAGAAGCTACTCAAAACAGAACAGCAATGGAAGTTCTTAAGAATCTACGCAAGGTACTCGCCGTTGACTCTTCACTCATGAGTGAGTCTGTTAAAGAAGCAGTTGTTGACGGTAAGACACAAATTGATATGCTTAGTAATAAGCTAGCAGAGCTTGAGAAAGAAAATGCCACTATTAAAGAGGCATACGCCAATACTAAAGTGAGTCTTATGCTTGAGAGCAAGACGTCTAAGCTACCAGCTAAGAAAGCTGAGTATATGCGTAAAGTGCTAAGCGATAAGACACCTGAATTTATTGAAGAAAATTTTGAATATACTGCAAGACTGTTTGACAAAAAAGAGTCAGAACGTGTCAGTGTAATTAAAGAAGAGGCTTTTGCAACAAGAAAAGTAAAAGCTGATGCTCCTGTAGTAGTACAGGAAAAGAAAGAGATTTCCAATCCGTATTTAGACGAACTAAATCGGATGAAGTAATTTTCTCCTGGTAGAATGAGGCATTAGGTGCCTGAATAACATAAGTTAGTTTTATACTACTCTTATGAAGGTCGAAAAAATAGAAAGAAACGAAATTATATGAATAAACCACAATCATTTATTGATAAGAATAGAGCCGACACTCTCCTAGAGAAGTGGGCACCTGTTCTTGATTATTCTTCCGATTCGGTTAAGACAATTAGTAATGACACAACTCGTCTGAACACTGCTATCCTCTTGGAAAACCAAGAGAAGTGGTGTCTGGAAGAGGCTAACACTTCTGGTGGTGCCCTTGGTGGCTCCAGCGGATTTGCCGGCGGTGATGTTGGCAACGGTGACAATTATGCCACAGGTGACCAACGCCTTCCTAAAGTTCTTATCCCGATGATTCGTCGTACTTTCCCTGAGCTCATTTCCAACGAAATCGTTGGTGTTCAGCCTATGTCTGGTCCTGTTGGACTTGCATTTGCACTTCGTTACGCATACAATACCGACGCACTCGGTACTGGTATCGATGGCAAAACTACGCCCCTAGCAACTCAAAACGATGTTGGTGGTGCTAAGGATGCAGGTTATGATGGTACCCTTACACAGGGTGACACTACTAACGAACTTGGCTATCAAATGCTTGACACTCGCTTCACTGGTGCATCTTCTGCTGCACTTTCTGGTGGAGTTGATGAGTTTGCATTTGCTGATCAAGATGCTGGTGTTGCACAGATTCTCGAAAACTTCGAGATCACTGGTAACATCCCACAAGTTGAAGTAAAGTTTGAGAAGACAGCCGTTGAAGCTGGTACCCGTCGTTTGGGTGCTCGTTGGTCTGTTGAACTCGAGCAAGACCTCAAGAACATGAACGGTATCGATGTCGATGCTGAGATCACGAATGCTATGTCATACGAGATCCAAGCTGAAATTGACCGTGAAATGCTCATGAGAATGATTCAATCCGCTTTGAATGCTGGCAACGGTGCCGGTTATTCAGTATGGTCGCCTGCTTCTGCAGACGGTCGCTGGTTGGTTGAACGCAACAGGGATTTTTACCAACGTCTTATCATCGAAGCTAACCGTATTGCCGTACGTAACAGACGTGGCGCTGCTAACTTTATTGTTGCAACGCCTAAAGTTTGCGCCATCCTTGAGATGCTCCCTGAATTCCAGTGGGTACCTGTACAGGGCGACGTAAGCACACAGCCTGTTGGTATTGCTAAAGTTGGTTCGCTTGGTGGAAGATTTAACGTTTACCGTGATACCCGTACTGAAGTTCAGAACACTAACGTCTACAAGGATAGTACTTATACTACCGGCGGCGTTAAAAAGGACACCAGTATTGAATACGCGCTCCTTGGTTACAAGGGTCCTGAATTCTACGATACAGGTATCATTTACTGTCCTTACATTCCTGTCATGGTACAGAGAACTATTGGACCGAACGACTTTGCTCCTCGCGTAGGATTGCTTACTCGTTATGGTGTTGTTGACAACATCTTCGGTGCTAACCTCTACTATCACGTCATCCTTTGTAAGGATCTAGGTGTAGACTTTAAACCAGGTAATGCTTCTAACTACTTTTAGTAGCTAGTAGTATACACAGAACAAATTATCCGAACCGAGGGGGCCGAAGACCCCTCGGTTCACTTGTCTAAAGGTATAAATAATAATATATGAAAGAAACTAAACTTTTAACTGCATCAAGCATTCTTGCGTTTATATTTATATTCTCAATGACTGGGCTTGATGTTGTGTTATCTTATATGGGATGGAAGCCCACGTTTGGTGATGATGTACTAGCTGGAGTTATTGGCTTTTTACCCTCTGTTGGTTCCGTCTCACTCAGTATGCTAATAGGTGTAACAAAATCCTGGAAAACTACAATTTTAGCATCTATTATATGGCTGTTTTGTATTACTATATCCTTAACAGGTAACTTCTTAAATATGACAGCACGTGCTTTTGAATCTCTTGAGACAGAAAAGATAGCAGAAGTAGCAGTTATAAACGTAAAGGATACAAATAAAGAAAGTATACAAATATTAAAAGACTCTAACAAAGAAAGATTGTTACTAGTTGATCAGGAAATAACTGATTTAACTGTTCAGTATGAAAAGGCTAGAGAGTCACGTGACTTTCAAATTAATGACGGGGTTAATCGTGATGGTACAGTAGGTCCGAAGGCTAGAGCTTTCCAGGCGTCAATGGATAGTATTTCTGTAGATATATCGAAAAAACGAGAATATAAAATAAAACTACAAAATGAAGCAACAGCTGCACTTCTCTCTTTTCAAGCAGAAACTGCAAATACACTATCTGAAGCCAATGTGGAACTGGCTGAGACACAAAATGATATGCGAGGTCACATGCCTGTTATTAGGTATTTTATAACTAATAAAGATCATCAGAGAAACGCGGTATTATGGGGATTAGGTTTATTTGCTGCTGTTATAAGTCTAGCAGGTCCAATTGTTTCATATGCCATGGCTGTACACCTGAATCATAAAAGACTCCGCCAAAAAGCAAAACAACATACACAATCAAAACCCCGTTATAAGCTTGTTAAAAGTAAACCCATAAAAGAGGTAGTACATGTCAGGGAAACAGTATCAGAGCCGGTTATAATAGAAAAGACAGTAGTTGTCGAGAGCTCACCACCACCAGTCTCTATAAAAGAAGAAGATATACCTACAGATAAAAAAACCGACGCATCAATTGAGGATTACTATAGTAAGGATACACGGGTTGACTCACTGAGTGTAGTAAAGGATAATGCTGCAGAGCTCGCTGAGATCGCTGAACAAACCCGCATGCGTAATAATGGTTATATATAAATTACATAAAAAAACACCTTATTAAAAGCTATCTTTACCTTACCTAAATAAATAATAGTATATGCCAAACTTTTTAACATCGCAGACCATAGACAACTTTATGATCAGTCCGGATGCTCGTCATGCCCGGCATGCTATTGGACTTATAGATATTGAGAGTTTAAGTGGAAATTGGAATAGTACATATAGTACTGTCTACTCAAACAGCGCTTTCTGGGACGGTGATTTTTGTAATGAGACTGTTTTATTAAATCAAGTAAGTGCATGTAACGGTAACATGACGATTGATGGTAACATTAATATGTCTGCAGGTAACATTACTAACGTTGATACTCTCTGCGCAAGTGTTATACACAGTATATCATCCTTTACACAGTATCATGACATACAAGTTTCAGAGTTGTCAGGGTTTAAAGTGACTGGTGATGTAGAAGTAACTGGTGACGTTAGTGTTGCGAACATAACTACTCTTTCAGGTGGAAATAATACAACTTGGGATAGCGTTTATACTACTGTCAATGCAGCAAGTAGCAACTGGGATAGCGTTTATAGTGATGTAGTTGCTACGAGTGCTAACTGGGATAGCGTCTATAATAGCGTACTAGCTACAAGTGGTGATTGGAATAGCGTATATAACGATGTAGTTGCTACGAGTGCTAACTGGGATAGTGTTTATAGTGATGTAGTTGCTACGAGTGGTGATTGGAATAGTGTTTACAATAGCGTATTATCTACGAGTGCTGACTGGGATAGTACATATAATAGCGTACTAGCTACAAGTGGTGATTGGAATAGTGTTTATAACGATGTAGTTGCTACAAGTGCTAACTGGAATAGTGTTTATAACGATGTAGTTGCTACGAGTGGTGATTGGAATAGCGTTTACAGTGATGTAGTTGCTACTAGCAGTGATTGGGATAGTGTTTATAACAGCGTATTATCTACGAGCGCTAGCTGGGATAGTAGCTACAATAGTACAGGAGCTTTAAGTGGCAGTTGGAGTAGTGTATATAATAGTGTATTAGCTACAAGCGGTGATTGGGATAGTACTTATAACACAGTCTACAGTAACAGTGCAAACTGGGATGGTGACTTTTGTGATGAAGTCGTTCTGTTAAATCAGGTTAGTGCTTGTGATGGTAGCTTAACATTTGATGGTAATATTGATATGCAGGGTGGTAATATTACTAGTATTGATACCCTATGTGCTACAGCAATTCATAGTATATCATCTGTCACACACTATCAAGATATTATTATTTCTGAACTTTCTGGTTTTAATGTTACTGGTGATGTCGTTGTTGAAGGTAATGTTGCTATAGTAGACACACTTACTGCAAACAATATATCAGCTGGTAATGCCTTTTATACAGATTGTGGAAATAGTGATGAGTGGTGTTCTACTAATACTACAGTTGAAGCAACATCTGCTAACTGGGATAGTGTATATAACACCACACAGACACAGAGCGCAGGTTGGTTAGATACAGAAACAGTAGTTCAAACTAATAGCGCGCAGTGGTCTGAACTATTCGATAGTTCTTTAGTTGAAGCAACATCTGCTAACTGGGATAGTGTATATAATGATGTAGTTGCTACGAGTGCAACATGGAACGACTCAACTAGTGTAGTTCAAACTAATAGCGCACAGTGGGCAGATAGTTACGCTAACGGTGGAACAATAAACGGTGAGCTTATTGTAAATGACTGCGTTGTAGCTGATTGTATAAAGCTAAAAGCCGCAGAGATACAAGATTATACACTTGAAAAGATATTTAGAGGTGAGCTGATTAAAACTCCTGCAGTTGGTGAAAATATAATTAGTACATTTGATATAGGCATTAACCCGTCATTAGTATGGGTTGATTATACTATTGTAGTTATAAGTTCAGGGCCTAGCCATACACAATCAACACACAACGGTAGACTATCCCTAAGCGGTACACAAATCTTAGCTAATCAAGAACTTTATACTGTACCTGCCACTCCACCGCTAGTTAATAACATCTTCTTTGATACAACTAATAATAAACTTAACGTAACTGCAGATGTAGAAGATGAAGCTAGCTTAACATTTTTCGGTAAGGCCTTTTACGTAGATAGAGTATTAGACTTTACGTTTGGACTTGAAGGTAATAATAATGATATATTAGTTTCTGAATTAAATCCTGAAAACGAATTCTCACTCGAATAAATAATAATACAGAACGATGGCAAAAATAACATTTACACAACTAGAAAGCCTAGCAACAGAGTCAGTAAATCTCTCATCTATTGTACCTATTGTACAAGATGGAGAAAACTATAAGATAGCGCTGAGTAGTATTGATAATAGTGATCCAAATTGGGACTCTACTTACACATCTGTACAAACCAATAGCGCCTCTTGGGGTATTGATACTGTTTATGATGATTCATTGCTACAGTCTACATCTGCTACATGGGACAATACATCAAGTGTTGTACAATCAAATAGTGCTTCATGGGCTGTTGATATAGATACTATCTATGATGATTCATTGTTACAGTCTACATCAGGTAATTGGAATAGTTCTTACACGACAGTAAATGCTAATAGTGCTTCATGGGATGCTCATACAGATCCTTATGATGATGCCCCTGTAACTACTTTACAAGCTGCTAGCGCTGAGTGGGATGATACGTCAAGTGTTGTACAATCAAATAGCGCACAATGGGATGCTCATACAGATCCTTATGATGATTCATTGCTACAGTCTACTTCAGGTGATTGGAATAGTACATATACAACTGTAGGTGTAAATAGTGCTTCATGGGGTATTGATACAGATACTATCTATGATGATGCCCCTGTAACTACTTTACAAGCTGCTAGCGCTGAGTGGGATGACACATCAAGCGTAGTTCAAACAAACAGCGCTACTAACTGGGATAATACAGCTAATACTCTCGATTCAGTCACAACAAACGGAGCAACCACGCGCAACGA